CTTTAAACCCCTAGACAAATGCCAAGTAGATATTGTTTTTAAAGATGGAAATAAAAATAATAAAAAAGAAAGCAATCTGAAAACACTGTGTGCCAACTGTAGTAGATTGTATCAAAAGCGATTGAAGAAAGGTCGTAAATCAATAATGAATGTTACAGTGGATACGGATATACGCATCTCATAAAAAGAAAGGGCGCACAAGGCGCCCTGTCTTTTCGAACAACAATCCAACTATTATTGGAAAGTTAAGTTCTGTACAGCGATCTCACCTACGTAGTCTGCTGCGTTGCCGAAGCTGCTTGCAGTGTTAGTTAATTCGATGTAACCATAACGAGTCATAAATGACACGACTGGTTCGAATGTTGATGGATCTAGCACAACACCGCTTGACATCAATGGGATGTATGGGCAGTAGAATGCTGCTGCGTCAGTCTCACTTGAACCCTTATAACCAACCAATACTGGCTGAGTATCTGGTGCGTATGAGTCAACGAATACACGCATTGCACCGTTCAATGTACCAACAAACTTAGTGTTAGTTGGTGCTTCGAATGTGCCTTCAGTTGTTCTTGCAAACGCTGAAGTTGTTGCTGACTGTAGAACAGTCAAACTTGCAGGTGATACAACTGCAAAGTTACCTGCACCGCGGCGAGTGCGCTGTGCAATCAAGTTTGCAACACGGTTGATTAGAACTGCTAGTGCAGCATGTTCGTCACCAACATAAGTTGCTGTACCTGATACTGTTGCTTGGTTGTATGTAAACTCAGTTGAAGCAAGAGTGCGCAATGACAACAAGATTTCCTGATCGATTTCAGCAGTAATTTCTTGGGCAAGTGCTGCCATGATTTCTGCTTCGATATCGATACCATGCTGTGATTGTGCGTCTTGTGCTGCTTCAAATGTCCAACGTGCCTGCAACTTACGTGATTTGGCTTCAACAGCCTGACGCAAGATTTGTACGCTGATTTGCTTACCACCATTGCCTTCTAGAGCAGCAGTATCGTTACCAGTATAGTAACTAGTGCTGGCTGCGGCTAGAGTTGTGCGTGAGTATGCCTGAGCAATTTTGAATGGGCTCAATGCTTCTTCACCTGCTGTTACGCTTGTTGCAGCCGCTGAGTTATCAGTCAAGCTGTTAGCATAACGAACACGCAATGTGTGGATCTGACCAACTGGACCAGTCATTGGTTGAACACCGACTAGTTCGTTAGCAATAACAGTTGGCATGACACGACGAATTACTGGTAGAATAACGCGATTTAATGTTGCGATATTACCAGCAGTTGTAGTGCCAGCTGAAGATTCAGCAAGCAACTGCTTACGAGTGTTTTCTAAAACTACACCCATTGTGGAACGACGGGTGCCCTTCAAGCCTTCTAGTAGGGCCTCTTTCGTTTCGTCCCAACGGCTTTCTAAGAGTACTTTTGACATTTTAATTATCTCCTAATATGTCTTACTTAAGCCCTGCCAGACGCTTGAAGTCGATCAAATTGCTTTTGGCAACTGGATCTTCATCAATTTTCTTATTGGCAGTTTCTTTATCACCAGTAATTTCTTTAATAACACTTTCTGTGAGAGCAGTTTTAGCGCCTGCTTTTTCACTTCCAGTGTTTAAAACTGCTGGTAGATACTTATCGAAAGCGGACTTCAATTTTGGTGTCTGTACGCTTTCAAGTAAAGCCTTCATCACTTCGGACTTCTCTTTGTTTAATGGCGATAGAAGTTCATCCATTGCCTTTTCACGCTGAGTTGATTCCTTAATGATTCTAACTTCACGATCCTTTGATTCGACTAACTTCTGTGCTTCTTCAGCCTTAGAATTAGCCTCAGCCAATGCTTGCTCTTTGGCGTCGATGATTGACATTAACTTTCGTGCTTCAGCCTTATCATTTAGATAAGTTACTGAATACTCGCTAGCAAACGCTTCAAACAACTTACGACCAAAGTTATTTTCACGGGCTGTCTTTATATCTTCTTTGAGTTGTGATAGTTCACCCTTCAAATGAGATGCAACAGCGGTGCTGACTCTCTTGGCGCTTTCAGCAATAAATTTTGCCTTAAGTGCTTCAAGTTTCTGGCGCCCTTCTGCGACCAATTTGACGCGAGCCTCAACAACTGCTTGTTTATCTTGAGAGAATTCCTTGATCTCTTTTGCAAGAGCATGTACAACGAATTTCTCAATCTTTTGTTGATTCTCCATCTGAGCCTTACGATCAGTGCGTAGTTCTTTGATTTCTTCTGCTAATTTTGTTACCATGAAATCATTGAATTTAACAGCATTTTCCTGCATTTTGATCTTGGCTTTTACTCGGTCTTCATTAAGAACCTTTCTTTCTTCGTGAAATTCTGCAATCTCACCTGAAAGGCTCTCTGTTACCATCTTATCTAGGGCTTCTACCATCACAGTACGATCATGCTCATAGCGATTTGCGAATTCTTCTCGCAATTCTGCACGAACTTGATCGCGGGCTTCAGTCAACTTTGATTCCCAAACTTTTTGAATTTCGTTTGAGACATCTTCATTGATTAGACCACTTTCTAGTAATGGTTTGATAGCATCTAACATGCTCATATCCCCTATTAATTTAATTTAAGTTCTTTAATGAGGCGCTTTACTTCCTCACCCAAGAAACTTTGTACCTTTTTGTTGCCCCTTGCCTCCCTTGCAATATCTAAAACTTTATGCCCATGCTTCATATTCATGAGGCTTTCATAAATTGCTTTAGGATATGCGTTAGGTGCGCTTGGTTGTGCAACTATATCTACAGTGATTATTTCAAAATCACTTACCTTGCCGTCCGCATCGCTTACATTACCTGATCCGCGACTTGAAACGCCTAGTTTTACTCCACTCTCCAACATAGTGCGAACAAGTTGTCCCATTGGAGTTGGTAGAATCTTTAATTTTCCGAAACCGTTAGCGCCATCCATCCACATACTTGTGATCATATGACTAACACGGTCTAGATTTATTTTTAAATCGTCTGGGTGATCGACCTCACCCAGAACTGAGTAACCTTCTTGAATTTGCTTGTTTAACGTATCGACTGCGGTCTCAATTTCAGCAACGGGGTAAACACGCTCATTTGCGTTTTTGACCCCGCCCTGAATGAAGATGCCCTTCATATAGAGGGTCTTCAGATCGCTGCCCTGTTCTGAAACAGATTCAACGACCATGTTCGCTCTATCGAACGTTAGGTGCTCCTTGAGATACAAAGCCATTTGTCTCCAAGTTCCTTTTATTAGCCTTTAGCCACTGGGCTGTGCTTGTCGGCTGCGCCGTCTTTAGTCACTGCTTTTGGGGCTGGCTTTAATTGTTGGCCCTTCTTTTGACCTGGTGTATTGCCTACATCGCCAATCAAAGTGCCTTCTTTCTTGCTATACTCATTTGATGGACCTTTTGGGCCAGTTGGTACTGCTTCACTATCGCCTGAGAACTTTACTGGCTTAACGCCTGCTGCTTCAACTTTTGGTTTAGTCAGTGTTGGGCTTTTTGTGTTTGCACCATTGTCGCCATGTGTTACAGCAACTTTCTGTAATTGTACTGCTTCCATCATTTCCTCAGACATATCTTCTTCTTTATCAGTTTCCATCATTTCTTCTGACATGTCTTCATCGCCGGCTAGAATACGCTCAAAATCTGCTAAGAGTTCTTCAAATTTATCTTTAACATCATCGACGGTCTGTGGCTCTTCATCATGGTCTTGCTCCATGTCTTTGGTCATCATTTCTCCGTCTTCTTCAGCTTCATCATCAAATTTAATGTCATCATCTGATTCATCATCTTCGGCGACACCTGATTCTTCGGCACTAATCTCGTCCATGAGTTGACCGACTTCGCCGACCATCTCATCTTCTTCCATGCCTTCCATATCGCCTTCGCCCATCATTTCTTCATCCATGATTGACTCATAGATTTCGCGTGACTTTTCTACCACGATTTCGTGGAAAAGTTCGCGGGCTTTATCTTCTTGCTCATTGATGATGAGGTCAATAAGCTGTTCGTATTTCCTGTTTTCCATTGTAATTTCTCCTGGATAAAAATGGCTTTGTAGAATTATTTAGTGCGTAGTTATAAAAAGCACACAATAAGTGCTAATTTTTTGCGTTTTGCGCCTAAATTACTGAATTTTAGGCTGATGCAGCTGCGGGTTGGCTAGCAGCCCCGTATTGTTCACGGACTTTTTTAAGATGCTCTTTCTTTTCGTAGTTACGCACATCAAGCATCTTACGCAATTTTCTAATCTGCTTTAGAGTAAGTTTAGTCTTTCTTGAAGTTTTCCACTTTGGTTTACTGTTATCTTGATTTACATCCTGATAACCATTAATGGGGATGTCGAACATTTCAAGTAGTTTCATAAGATTATTTATCTTTTAGGCTACAGGACTAGCAGGAGTTGCTGGAGCTTCAGGGGCTGCTGGGGCGCCGCCGGCTGGCGCTGAAGTTACTGGGCCTGCTACTTCTGGCTCTGCACTTGCTTCATCTGGCTCGGCTGTCATATCTTCGCCTGACTGTATATCCTGCTGTATGTCACTAGAACTTACGCCGACACTACGCAGATCGCTACCTTTAGGCTCTTCTAAAGGTTCTTTGCCGTTTTCTTCGCGCCATAGTCTTTCGTTCTTGTCTATCTCTTCTTCGCTTAGACCTAAAAATCTCTCCATAGCGAAACGCTTGCTTATATATGGAAAAGCTTCCATAGTGCCATAGGTAGTGACTCTTGCTGTGTCTAATTCGCTTTGACGATAAGCAGCAAAGTTTTGAGGCGGATTAAACTCTAATTCAAATAATCCGCTATCTAAATTAAAACCTCTCCAGCGTAAGAATAACTTAAATTCTTCGTCAAGTTTTGTAGCCATATAATTTTGTAATCGTTCACAATATTGATTGAAACGATATTCTTGAATCAAGGCTGTACCAACACGACCATCACTTAATGGTCTATCGCTATCATCTGGACCTGTTGGTAGATAACTGCTTGGTACACGCAAACCACGCGCTAGCCTATTATTAAAATAACGCAGATCGTCAATCTCTCCTAAATTCTGCCCACCTGGCATAACTTCTACACTTGATCCGCGACCATCTGCCGTGACTGGAAAGAAGTAATCTTCGTTCATACTTAATGGATTATATGTAGCATCCACGATTGATTGACCACCATATACACTAGGAATCCTTCGTTGATGTATCTCATTCTTTATGCGTTCTACAAATGCCATTGCTAGATGACTTGGCATGTTGCCTACATCGATCTTGAATAATCTACGCTCAGGTGCACGTTGTACACGATATATTAGTACGGCATCTTCTAATAATTCTTTTTGCTTATATACTTTAAATATATTTTCTAATATGCTTTGACCAAAAGGCCAAAAACGATCTAGACCTTCTGTTAGGCTTAGATGCACTATGTGTTTTGCATCAATAGCCATTTCGCTTTGACCTAATGTAAAACGGCTACCTGTCGTATTATATGGCATAGCAGGAACAGTATATGGAGTATTAGTGCCGCCGCCAGTACCACCTAAGCCTGTAGCAGGATTAGCTGCGAAATCTGTATTTGTTTTTTGAGCTACTGATAAATTTTGTAAGTTAATATTTAAATCTTTGATGACGTATTGTTCTGGTAACTTACCTTCGCTTTCATTAACAATTACTTTAATTACTTTAACCATATCGACCCAATATAACTTAAAGTTTTCCGGGTCACGGACAAATACTTGATCTCCGTACTTTACTGTATTTCGAAAAATCTTAAAAATTCTTTGATTAAATTCGTTTAAATTACACCACTGACTTAATTGTTGTGTTAAGATTTTAATTTCATGGGGTGTAGGTTCATCTTTATACTTTAATACAAAAGGTAAATTATTATGTTCGTTTTTTTGTGTGCTGAATTCTGATATAATATCTAAACACGCATTAATTTCAGCATCAACATCCATCATCTCATATTGATTATATCTTTCAATTCTATTTGGATGACCGGTATAGACTTCAGGGAGTCTACTCATATAATTGCGGTAACTCCAGTCTGCATTATTTATATTGCTATCATTGCCAACACTTGCGTTCCAAGCTCCGGCATTGCTATTCATGCCGCTGATTGGACTAGTGAAACCCGATTTATTTAAGAATTTTTTTAAGTATGGCATAGGCTTGTAATTATTTAGTATTAGGCTTGGCTATATCTTAATAACTTACCCTGCGTATCATTACCAGTTTCTAATCTTGCTATCACAGAATCTAATTTGCTTGACATCATATCCATCATTGCTTGATTGATTGCTGACAACTCTTTGAATGATTCGGTGGTACTACCTAAAGAAGCAGCAGGGCTGCTACCCATTTCACTCTGTAAATCATTCTTAGATTTTTTACCCATCTCAACTAGTAAACTGTGCGGATCGATAGGTACTATGATCTCACTACCGTGCAGTGTTGCAGGATATCCTGTTTTAGGTCCTGATGCTACGCCACCTTTTTCTGCCTTTAACTCAACATGGGGAGGATCTTTGGGTAGATGAGGACGATGTAATCCGTATTTTGCAAGTATAGGATCCAATACCCCGTAATCGGCGGTGATATCTATTGCGTCACCCTCTCGATGTTTGCTACCTTTACCTGAACCCGGAACATCATAATTAGTTCCCTTGTAATTTATTTTAGTATCATTTTTTGGTTTTGCAGGCGTAAAGATGCCCGGTTCTCCCAATATCCTACCTCTCACAAAAAGTTCTGCTTGCTTTTGATCACTTCTAAAGGCGCTATTAATACTTATGGGCTGCCCGTATTCTGCTGCCGCGCTATAGAACTTTGTTAGAAGTGTATTATCAACTGCTGACATATCTGCTGCTGGAGATATTGTAACATTTTTAGGTTTACTAGTAACTTGTTTTGGTTTATCTGCGCCATCAGCGCTTGCGCCATCAGCGCTCGCATCTGGATCTTGTTCGACTTTACTACCACCAAAACCTAATGCTGAACTTATTCTGCGTAGTATACCTCCGCCCGCCGGTGCTGCTGCTGGAGCTGCAGCGGGTGCTGCCGAACCACCGCCTCCGCCCGCCGGTGCTGCCGAACCACCGCCTCCGCCCGCCGGTGCTGCTGCTGGAGCTGCAGCGGGCGCTGCACCTGCTTTAGCGCCGCCTCCCATGGCAGTCA